AAAGATTCAATTGAAGAAGCGGTCTATGCAGCACTCGATCGAAAAGAAGACTTCACAGAAGAACTGTTTAAAAAGGTGGTTAGGACATGAGTAAAGAGATTATGTTGGAAAATAAGCAAGTTTTAATAGGCGAAAGCGAATATCGTCTTTCGATAATAAAAACATTAGAAGAATCATATGAAGCACATCTTTCGGACGTTAATAGTCAGTTTTCTGTAGAAAGAACATTTAATTCATTATTAGAAATTGAAAATAAATTAATGTCTTGGGTGAAAGGCATGAATTCTTATAATAATCCAGAGGTGCGTGTCTTTGAAGAGTTGAGACGTTGGGACGGAGTGATTGAGGTATGACCCACCTACTCCAAAGAAACGAACCAAACGTAACGGAAAACAGAAATATATATGTTGGTGGTTCAGATGTTCCAGTCATATTAGGACTAAGTAAATTTAAGAATCAATTTGAACTAGCAAGCGAAAAGGTTGGTATTACTAAATCAGATTTTAAAGGTAACGAATATACACAATACGGACATGCTATGGAGCCACAAATAAGAGAGTATATCAATCTAACGACTGATTATGAATTCGTGGAAACATCAACAGTATGTGAAGAACGTGGACTAAGAAGTAATACCGATGGTGTGGATCATGCAGCTAAAACACTTCTTGAAATTAAAACACATGGTATGACACCAACAATTGAAATATACAAAGCACAAATGCAACTGTATATGTTCCAAAGTGATTTAGACCAGGCCTTACTAGCACTCTATCAAAGAACACAAGACTTCAATTTAGAGTTTGATAGTGACAATTTCGATTCATTCTATGTAAAACGTGATGATGATTTTATCGAAGAGATGCTAAATGAAATTGAACTATTTTGGCAACGGTGCGAATGGTTAGAAAAAAACCGTGGTGCTAGTGAATGGGATTATAACAATTGCTTACCAGAAAATATCATACCTGGAGGGAAACGAAAAATGGCGAATGAATTACAGGTTAAAACAACGAAGTTCGAACCAGCTGTAGTTGAATTTAATTATGAAGAAATTGAGAAACAGTTAGATAAAAACCTTAAAAAATATCAAGGCCTTACCTTTACGAATAAAGAAGCAGTTGAATGTAATCGAGTGGTTGCTGAACTTAGAAAAGGTAAAACGATGGTTGATCAGTATCGCATTAAAACAAAAAAACAGTTAAATGAACCAGTTAAAGCATTTGAAGAACAATGCAAAACATTAAATGTAAAGTTTGATTCAGTCATTAATCCACTTCTTGAACAGTCGAAAGAATTTGATAAAAAACAACGTGAAGAAAAGTTAAAGCGTGTTGAAGAAATCAAGGACCAGGTAATTGCAGATTTAAGTATCACAGATGAAATAGCGGATCTGATTACTATTGAAGATCGATACTTAAATAAATCTACAACCTTGAAATCGATTGAAGAAGATATGCACGAACAGGCAAACGAGATCATCACGCAAAAACAAAATGAACAACAGAATATTGAGTTGATCAAGGCTCATGTTGAAATCGTAAATCTAAGGAATGAATTAAATCTACTCGATGGTAGTTATCTGAACCTAGCAGCACATAAAACAATTGAAGAAATAAGAGAAGTGATTGACACAGATGCACAAGTTGTACTTGAAAGAAAGAAACAAGAAACAGGCAGAGAAGAGAAGGAACTTGAAGTAAAGCGTATTGCTGGTGCAAAGAAAATGAAAGAACAGTATGAACAGGAACAATTCGAGAAGCAAATGGAACAAATTAAGGCGGTTGTATCTGAACCAGTTGAAGAATTTATTGAGGTATATGAAGTAGTTGGAACAGAATCTCAACTTGATGCACTTGAAGAGTTTATGAAACAAGAAGAAATTCAGTTCAAAATTATTGAGGAGGAATAAAATAATGTCAATCTTACCTAAAAATGAACGAAAAGTAGCTAAAGAAATACCACGGAACTTTGTGATTTTTGGCGGAACAATGCACGGAAAAACATACTTTGCAGATCAGTTCCCTAATCCATTAAATCTAAATACAGATGGTAATGCTGAAATGATTGAAACACCGTCTATTACGATCAGAAATGAACGTGGTCCGAAAGGAGATATCACCACACCAGCCAGTGAGTTGTTGATCAAAGCTATTACAGAATTAGAAGCAGGAAAGCATACGTATGAAACAGTTGTAATTGATGTGATTGATGATGTTGTCACATTGTTTGAACAGGAAATAACTGAATCAGAAGGAGTTAAATCAGTTAGTGACATTGCCTGGGGAAAAGGCCACCAAATGCTAGAGATGATGGTCCGGGTGTTTGTAATGAGGTTGAAAGAATTAACAATGAAGACGAATATGAATGTCCTTTACCTATCACGTTTAAATACAATTGTTGAAAATGACGTTGAAAGATATGTTCCGTCACTTAAGTTGAAATGGATGAACATTGTAAATGGTAATAGTGACTATACGATTCTATGCAGAAAGGTTGGTAAAAACTATATTCGTAGGGCTGTAGATAAACGAAAGAACTATGAACGAGACAAAGTTGATGATGAAGTTATTCAGAATTTACTTGATACAGTATCCGGTGCTTATGATCGTTCACAAAAAACATCTAAAAAGGAACAGGAATCAATTGTAAACGAGGAAGAAAAACAGCAACAGGTTGAGAAAGTCGCTAAACAAAAAGAGCGTAAACAAGATCTTAAAGTCGATAAAAAGGACGATTCTTCACCTGTTGGAGATAACAATAATGAAGCGAAACCAGTTGAAGAGAAGGTTCAAGAAATAGCAAAAGAAGTTCCTGCACCAGCACCAAGGCGCAGACGTAGAAGAGCACAATAAACGAGGTGATGAAAGAATGACCTGTAAATATTGTACACCTAATAAACATGGTCGTCGTAAACCATTAAATATAGACAAATATTTAATGCGAAGATATGCAGATGTAGGTAGATACAAACGAAATGTATTCAAAATTTATCGCGAAAAAAACAATAAAAAGAAATATTTTTTAGTTATTCAATCTAAAGACGTATCAAAAGATGGAAAAGTCATGTTTAGAAACAATGGTTTAATAATGAAAATGCAAATTAGTTTTTGTCCAAAGTGTGCTAAAGATTTACAAGCAAAAAAATAACAATAAGACATATGAAAAGGATGATTAATAATGAGTTTAATGGATGCAGCGGCACAAATTTTAGCAGATGGTTTTGATGTAAAGAAAGGTGCAGTAAGTGACTTTGAAGATTTACCAGAAGGTACGTATGAAGCACTACTTGAAAATGTTGAATGGAGAACGAGTGACAGTGGTTTCGAATGGTTGTCACTCCAATATGAAATTTTATCAGAAGGATTTGAAGGTAAAAAGTTCTTTGGAATGATCAGCTTCAATAATGAACGATTCTTGAATATGAATATCAAATTATCTTTAAGAGTAGCTGGAGCGGTCGGAGTGGAACTATCAGCAGATGACTTTGAAACACCTGAAACCAGTCTAGTAGAAGCATTTCAAGATGGATTGGGTATGGAAGTTGATCTCAAATTAACAAACTGGGAAAACAAAAAGACTGGTAAGAGTGGTCAAAACTTTATTGCCGATGAACCACAGTTTGAATAATGTTTACTTTTTACAAGGTAGAAGTTATTGAAAACAATTGGTACGCATCATTTATTGACCAGGACAATAAAGAGACATTTATTAAAAATGACAAGGGCGCTTTAGAGCGCCTTTTGTCTAAAATAAACTACCTAGTTGGCTTTAATAATTACCAGTTCGATGACAAGATACTTGCTTCTATATTGCGAGACTTAGATATAAAGGATTCTTATGAAAAGATAAAAAGTAATGAACGTTTTAGATTGGCTATCCAAAACCCTATAACAATTGATGTTGGCCAAGAGATAAGAAGGTTAGAAATTGAAGAAGCACAAGCGAACATGCTCCAGGAGATAGACAACAAACATATTAGTAAGTTACTTCTGAACAAGGTAAAAACAATTAAGGATATTTTTACAAAAAGAGAAAGTTATTTTGCTAGTAAGTTCCAGATTGTAAAGGAGTTCAATCTTAATGCAGAAAGTGTAAAGAAAACACGTGCAAGTTTAGCATCACAAGTCCTTAAGTCAAAACCTAAAACAGATAAGGATCGACTTAATATACAACTTGATAAACGCATCAATGTGGACGAGTTGCCAATAGAGGTTATTAACTTCTATAAAAATCTAATGAAGCAATATGAAAGTGGCCAGGGTTTTCAAGCACTTGAAAAAGAACGGTTTATGTTTCGTTTAAATGGATTAGATCATATCTATGGTTTTGGTGGATTACATGCAGCTAAAGAAAATTACAAAGGTACAGGCAGTTACATGCAAGTTGATATAAGTAGTTACTATCCAACGCTTATCTTAAATAATAAATTGATCGACAATCTATCAGACTATCAAAAGATATATGATACCAGGATGAAATTAAAACATAAAAATGACGATAAGGAAGAAGTCTACAAAGTCCTACTCAATAGCGTGTATGGTTCCATGAAAAATAAATACAGTGATTTCTACAATCCACAAGGAGCCAACACAGTGACTGTTAATGGGCAGTTGATCCTAACCCACCTGATATTATTATTAAGCAATTTTTGTGAATTGATTCAATCAAACACAGATGGATTAATCATCAAGTATGAGGATCATATGAAGCCTTCCATATTAAAAGTTATTGAATTGTTTGGAAGTCATTACGGACTTGATCTTGATATTGATTACATTAAACAGATCGCACAACGTGATGTAAATAATTATGTCATGCAGATGGATGATGATGAAATTGTAGCACGTGGGATTTTCTCCAAACATGAAGGTGGAGACTTTGAAAGAAATAGCATATCGATCATTGATAGAGCATTAGTTATTTATTTTCTAAAAGGAACCAAGCCAAACCGAACAATCATGGAAGCATATAAAAATGATGAACTTGAAAAGTTCCAATCAATAGTAAAGTCTGGATCATTCGATGGTATGGCACGTGAGATTAAAGACGGTACGCTGTTCGAGGGAACATACACAAGTTCATTTGAACCAATAGAACAGGTAAATCGAGTGTTTGCATCAAGAAGCGATATGGACGGGGCAATCTATAGGGTTAAAAATGCACGTGAAAAACAATATGTAAAAACACCATATACCAGTGAAAGGAGCTTTATCCATAATGGTCCTATTGATAATGTAAATAAACGTAGAATCGACTTGAATTGGTATATACGTGAAGTTAATAAACTTTTATTTTAGGAGGGCGGAGAATGAGTAAGCAAAGTACAGGCGAACAAGTATATGAGATCATGTACAAAGACCTAGAAGAGGGTTATGCAGCGCTTAAAAATGAGTACGATCGGCTGAACGATTACCACAAAGAACGTGTTGCAGAATTGGAAGATTCAATATCTGAACTAGCAGTGGCTTATTACAATGCTCAAAAAGAGATAAGGCTGCTTAAAAATGGAGGGGACTGAAAATGATTGAGACTATAGGGCAGGATTTAATCGAAGTAGTATCTCTTCTACAAGAAGAAAACGAACGTTATCGTAAAGCGTTAGAAAATATAAAAATCTATCTTGAAACAAGTAATGTACCTACTGATGATAAACCATTAATGATGACTGACACATTGAAAACAATAGACCAAGCATTGGGGATAAAACTATGAAATTATACCTAACAGATGAAGAACGTATGATGGCGCATTTCCAAGATCAGTTAAATAAGCTAGGGTTTACGGATTTAGACCATTTATCATACGAGGAACTAAGATATAAATTAACGATAGAGCGCATGAAAAACATAAATTACGAGAGTGAAAGCAATAAGTATTTTTAAGGAGGCAAATCCATGAAATACAAAGATGCCAGAAAACAGTTTAAGCATGCACTTAATAATCAGCGGACGATCACAATTCCAAAATTAAGAAACATATTAGAGACGATGAATATATCGCATAAGGGCAATAACATATTGGTAACTAAGCGTAAAGGTAGCGTTGATACGGTGATTGAGTATAGGGGCAAGCGCTATGTATATGATCCGGATAATAAATAGGGGGAATTGATGTGAATATAACAAAACTATTTGAAACACAAAAGAAACTCGATGGGAGGATTGTCGTTAAAAAGGGATTACAAGGCGTTGATTTGCTGGATAAAAAGATATTGGCATTACTCACCGAATTAGGTGAGTTAGCGAATGAATGGCAGATGTTCAAGTTTTGGAAAGAGAACCCAAAGCCGAATGATAAAAGGTTGGCAAAATTTGGATATACCAACAAGTTAGGGGATGAGATTCCCCCTGAATACTCAAACCCACTCCTAGAAGAATACGTTGATAATCTTCATTTTATATTGTCGATTGGAAATGAATCAAGAACGTTCAGGGATTTTGACGTGCTTATTGTCTACAAAACAAAGGATGTCACAAGCCAGTTTAACCATATTTTTGGATGCATTTCATCATTTGCAGAAGTAAAAGAAGCGTTTGCTTACAAGGATATACTTAGTTCGTTCATGGGTCTAGGGGAAATGCTGGGCTTTACCACCGAACAAATCGAACAAGCTTATTACGATAAAAACAAGATCAATCACGAAAGGCAGGAGAGTGGTTACTAATGAAGCACTTAAAAGATAGCATCAATAAATTTAACGAAGGCGCTAAAAAACAAGAGGATAAAGGTATCGAGAAATATGGCCAACCTCTCGAACCTACTGACACGAAACACGACTGGTTAGAGATGGCCATTGAGGAGCAAGTAGACGGGGTCAAGTATTTACATGCTGAACAGATTAAACGTAAGCATATTACGGATCAGATACGGTTGCTTATCAAGAATAATACAATACCTATGGTTCACGATCAAATATCGGTCCTCCTGGATCAATTGGTTGGTATTCATGAAAAATATTGATGGCTTTGGTTTAGATCATTATTTGAAATTCATAAAGTCAAGTTCATTGACCACATCATCAACTAGTTTGTCATATTCTATTGCAGTAATTTCCTTTGTGTATGTATTTTTATTAATCTGGTGAACAGCAGCAGTTCGTATCATGCTTAAATCAAACATGATTTGATATAAGTCAAAGGAGATTCTTCCTTTTCTTAATAAGCGTCGGGCGATTTCCATAGCAGGTAGAATTTGATCACTTTCAGTTATATTTGGGTGTTTTTTATTAATCTGAAAAAGTTTTGAATCAAGTTTTTTCCATGACATGGCAATTGCTGATTCAGGAGAGAGTTCTGCTAAATCGAAAATCGTTTCTTGTTTTTTCGTAGAATAATAAGCTTGTTTATCATATACGAAGTTGGAGTTTTTAGATGTGGGTTCAAATTCTTCTTTTACTTTATTAACGTATTCACTTAGATCGATTTCAAGATCTTTATAATTCAGTTTATTAATTCTGCTAATAAGATCAGCTATTTGATTTCGAAGTAAGCATACAACAATAATTGTAGCTATCGGCCATAGAAATGGCTCTATTGAATCAGATAAAGTCTTTAAATACATGAGAATTATTTCATGAATAGTCACTTCACATTCCGCCTTTAGTAGTTTCTACTAATAATTATAACATACCAACCACAGAAAGGAGGTCATCATTTGCTAAGATACATCGAACTAATAAAAGATACAAAAGAACCGGCGCATGACTTTAAGACATTCTCTACCGATCACAAAAACTACAATGATGCTGGTGTCATATTGAATAAAGATATTATAGTAGTTGATTTTGATGATGATCCAGAAAAAGGACTTTTTTATTCTAAGATAGGTGGTCTTATATTTGGGAATCATCCCACATTAAAAGTTCATACAAGAAGAGGTTTTCACCTTTGGTATAAGAAGCCTAGCGTAGATAACATTAGAACGCCTTTTAGAAACTACACTAATAAATTAACTGTCTCAGGCGCAAAAGTAGACTACAAAACTGGGAATAGATCACAAGCGACAATTAAGCAAGGCGGCGGCTTACGTCCTATGGAAAATGAACATTATTTAGAAAATATAAATGATCTACCGGAGTTGCCGCTTCTGCTTCATCCAAGCAAATTAAGTCATGATATTTATGGCCTAGATGATGGAGATGGACGAAATAGCACCTTGTACAGTCATTTATTGTCTAGCTTGGAACAGTATGAAATGAATGACGAGACGCTTAATAATCTAGCAAGTTTCATTAATAAGTATATTTTTCATAAACCGCTAAAAGAAACAGAGCTTACAAATACGATTAATTCAGTTAAGACTAAAAAACCTGCTCAAAGTAAACCAAAATACTTAGATCCAAAAGATATCATTATGACCAGTGAGGTCCTAGTTGAAAAGTTAGATATTCATTATTTTAGGGGGAAGTTATACTTTAAAAAAGGTACTCATTTTATTTCAGATGAGAACTTACTTCTTAGAGACATTGATGATCTTATACGATTAAGTCCGAACCAACATAAGCAGCTGCTTGATCTATTTAAAATAAAATCGTTTCTCCAGGAAGACGATGATCTTCCGGTACAGTTCAGAAATGGTTATACATTATATGAAAATGAGATTGTAGAAGTGGATCCGGGTTTCACTCCTTATTATTTTGATATTGATTATATCGAAGATGCCTATGATAAGGATGTAGATGAGTTCTTGAACTTCCTCACATACGATAGAAAAGATTTAAGGAATGTAGTTGAAGAAACGCTTGCTCACGTTATTATGACAAAAGACTTTCCACATAGAGCCTTTTTCTTTCAAGGAGAACATGGGGGAAATGGTAAAAGTACGTTTATAAAGATGGTTCAAGCCTTTTCAAGCGGTTTGAACACGAGTGTTAGCCTAGACAAGTTTGATGATGATACGAGCGTGTACAGTCTCATAGGTAAGCTTTTGAACGTAGCTGATGATATAGATGCCAGTTACCTGGATCGATCAAGTAACTTCAAAACATTAGCTTCTGGTGATCCATTATTAATCAGACCGATCTATAGTCCACCAGTTAACATAAATAACAAGGCTACATTGATTTTCACGTGTAATGAGATGCCAACATTCAGGGATAAGTCTGGAGGGATAACCAGGAGAATGGTTGTTATTCCTTGTGATAATAAAATTAAAGAGCGTGATTTTCAAATAGATGAAAAACTATCAACGGAAAATGCCAAGTCATATTTATTAAAATTAGCACTCGAGGGACTTGATCGCATACTTCAAAACGGTGATATATCCCAATCAGATACGATCGATAACAAGACCAAAGAGTACTTTGTTTCTAGTGATAGTGTTGTTTCTTTCTTAGAAAACCACAATGTGGTGGATGTGGTGACTACTGCAGCATATCGAAAGTACGTGGCATACTGTGCAGAATTAGGTTTAACGGCTGTCGGAAATACCGAGTTTGGTCGGAGGTTATCAAACGGTGGAGTAAAGAGCAAACAGATTAGAAAAGATGGGAAGAGAATAAGGGTTTATGAAGAGGTTCTTTAATGTCACATGCAATCGACCACAATAGTGGAGTTTAACTAGTGACGTGATGTAACGCTTGACAGTACAGCGTTCATCAAAGGTCAGAGTCTTGAAGGTGTCTCAATGTAAAAAAACATCTAGTGACGTAACTCAACCCTTATTATATATAGTGTTATAGTACTTTTATTTATAAAGTCACAAGATAGTACAGTGTTGTTAATAATAATAAGAAAATGAAAAGAAAAGAGAAGAATAATAAATATAAAAGAAAGATATTAAAGATAGTGTGACAGCATAAGACACCATTACTGTAAAGGGGTAATCCATGATCTTGTGTTGTGACACTTATCTGTGACACCAATGAACAAAGGAGTGATGCATTTGAAGTTTAATGATGTTAGATGTGAAATTGAATTGATCTTTGAAGAATATCGCAAGCATAAATATTATACTCTTTTTATGAATGATTATGATACATCCGTCACTTCTCAAATCGATGATATCGGAGGTGGAAGGTCTAATGAAACATCTGATAAGGTAGGCAATCATGTTATCAGGGCGTTGGATCGCAAACAAGAAGCAATGGATTATGTAGTAATGATAGAACAAGCAGTCGAGCGACTACCTGATGCAGAAAGAGAAATAATAAAGAAGAGATACATGACAAAGAATCATGACTACATTAGTGATTATACTGTATATGAAGTCGGTATGGATCCACCAGTAAGTAGGCCGACCTACATTAAGATAAGAAACAAAGCTATAACAACACTTCATAATTTGGTTGCTTTACAAAAACTTTAGCTTTGTTTTACAAATATTTTACATTGATTTTACAATGAGAGCTCAAATGTGTGCGATTATTGTATTGTGGCGGAAACCACATTCCACAATATATAGTTAATGTTCTAACAAACAGTACTATATTTTTTTATACACAAGAGGGCGCAAGACACCTAAGGGTTGAGCGCCAAATCTTCAGTTGCAATAACTTATAGACTCCATCATAATTATATTCATATATTAATATGGGGGTCGTAATCATGAAAAGAATACTTATTTTATTAACGGTTGCTTTCTTCTTGATGGCGTGTGGTAATACGAATGAGTTCCAAAACACGATAGCTAAACAAGAAGAAGAGATAGAGGAACTGAAACAAGAATTAGATAAGTCAGAGGGATATGCTTCAATATTAGAAGCTTCACTTGAAGAAGAGGAAGAACAAATAGAAGATGAAATATCCGATGAGGATTCACAAGAAGATGGTAAAACGGAATTAAGTCCTGGAACATATTACTTTGGAGAAGATATAGATCCGGGTAGGTATACAATTACTTTCCAAGATGATTACAGTGGCACTATTATTTTCCATGGAGAAGAACGGTTCGGTGAGAACTTTGGAATGAGAGACGGATATATATATGATTACACATTCAATGCACAGGATGGAGAGAAGTTAGAAGCGAGTATACCTGTTATTTTATTTCCTAAATGAAGAAGGGTGATCAAGTGGATAATCTAACTCAATGCGAATCATGCAGAAAGTATATACAACCTAATCAGATTAACATATATGATAAGACGATCAAGCCAGGCATACAATCCAGACAATGGAAATGTATTCATTGCAATCATGATCACATAGTCATAGTGATGGATAAGACAACCAGGCGCTTGATGAAAGAGAACAAGAAGGATAGAGAGCGTATCGGTGGCATCAATAGGAACTCTCAACTACTTAGAAGGCAACAGAAATTCACTTCCAAACAAGCACAGGAATCATTAAAGAGAATGGAAGTCATAGGGGAACGCATCGACAAACGCACCAAGGAACTAGATGAACGATCTAGGAAGTTGATAGATGAATATAAAGAAAAGGTGTAACAAGATTGGTTGCAAGGAACTCATAGGCATTACTGATACATACTGTAGCAAACATACGAACCATAATCATAAGCAGTATGAACAGATAAGAACATCAACAGAAGAGGGAAGAGCATACAAACGTTTCTATGATACAAAGGAATGGAAGTCAGTTAGGTATCAAGCA